CGGGGGACTCATCTGCGGCGGACGGGGATCGTTGCACTTGGCGTCCACCCTGAGGTTGTCCCACCTGATAAACATCTGCGAACGCCGCCAGCGTTGCCCGCATTGGTCGCAGATGAAGTAACCCCCGTCTGGTCTCCAGTTGTTTTGGATGCTCGCCTTTATCATGGCATTTGAAAACAATGGTTGATTACTAGCGAGTCAGACCCCCGGCGTCCCGAACACCGATCGCCAATCACCCACCGTTGGGACGAATCGAGCCGTTGTCTTGGCCTTGAGGTTCTCCGTGTCAAAATCATTATCCTTTTCAAGCTCGGGATAACGCCGCCAGATCGACACGAGCCCCTTCTCCTTCTGGATGCTGGTGAGCATGAACCACGCTTGAGTAGACTCGACGCCGAAGTAAGGGTTGACCACCGCGCCTTCGGGGATGAGGCCCATCTGTTTGACGGCGTTGATGGCGTTGGTCGAGTTGGTGTTGTTGGTGGAAAGCTGGCTTTCCAGGATGCGGGTGGTGTTGAACATGTCGGCGGCCGAGACCACCAGTTTGCGCGGGCGAAGGCTGATGGGCAGCCCCCGCGAGTTCTGCGTCAGGTAGACCCGCTTGGTCATATCCTCCAAGGACGCCTCGGAGAAGTCGGCGTTGGCGGTGGGGAGGTTGGACTGCAGGCCCGACTTGGTGGGATGGCTCGCCGAAAACAAAGGCTGACCGTCGCCGAAGACGTAGCTGTTCGAAAAGCCGTTGATGAACACGTTGGCGTGAATGAGCTCGATGGTGGTGTGCATCGAGAACGCCAGGCTTTCAGCTCGCGGCAGGCTTACCTCCTTGTAAAGGTTGTCCTCCTGCTCTTCGCGCGTCACCTGATAGCCAAGGCCGATGACGCTGGGGGTCGCCAGGGTGGCGTAACCCTCACCGTCGGCGTCATAGGTGATGGGCGCAGATTCGGTCTTGGCCCGGGCCAGGCCGAACCCGGTGGCCTCGATCAGGCGTTCGGTGGCGAGCTCGCCCTCCCGCTCATCGAACATTTCCGGCCAAATGTCGGGAAACTCGTCGTAGTTGAGCCCGAACCACTGGAAGACGCCGGGAAAGAGGGCGTCCGGATGATTTGAGCGGGTGATCACAGCGGCCATGAGGGCGATAAGCTCCTAAAGGGTTGGGGGGCCTGATGGCGGCTTAGACGCCGGCCTGATGCGGCGTTTCGGTGTGGTTGGCGATTGCGACCCGGACCTTGCCGTAGAGCGCGCCAGGAACCCCCGCGGGCGGCCCGACGAGACCCTTGATCGAGAGCTGCAGGGTGGCGGTCACAGCCACCGTGTTGGCGTCCAGCATGGCGCCGGAAAGGCCCGTGTAGGGAGAGCCGGCGGCGAGCACGAGGTTGGCGTTCTTGCCCACGGCGGCGGGAGGAAGGGGCGTATTGGCCACCCCGCCGTAATTGTCGTTCTCCTGAATGTAGAACTCGGCCTCCGGATCGTCGTTGACCAAGACGTAGTAGTCGAGGGACGTGGCGGCGGGGCGGTAGGACGGGCCGGGCTGCGCCGAGAGACCGAAGAAGCTGGGGTTGGCCGCGCCCGACGGACACGTGCCGAGAAAGCCGCAGACGACGCCGGTGATGGCGCCCCCCGCAGAGGCGAGGCCGACCCCGAGGTCGCCATTGACGTCGGCCGAGGCGGTCAGTTTCACCACCGCGTCGCCGACGAAGATGGCCGAGGTCTGCGCGGCGGGGACGTAGTATTTTCTGAGGCTGTCGCGCCAGACCGCCCCGTCGAGGCGCTGCACCGGGGAGAGCCCGTACGGCGTATTTTGGTTGACGGCGGCCATCTATAGTCCCTTCGGTTTGGCGATCGGTCCCCGGCGGCGCTCGGCGGCTCCGCCCACGGAAAGCTCTTGGTTGGGGGCGTAGAACGTGCCTTCGGGCTGGTTCTTGGCGCCCGTGTCGCCCTCGACCTCGGCGCGGTAGACGCGGCCCTTCATCATCTCCTCGCGGGCGATGACAGCCTCCTCTTGGTCGGCTTGCCACCAGTCGCGGCGCTTTTTCAAAAGGTAGGCGTATATCCTCTGGCCGCCCTTGTTGGAGCCCACCACCATGCGCACCCTGTCCTGGCTTTCGCTGTCGGTCTCAAAGGCGGAGGTGGCGGCGTCGAACCCTTTGATGTCGCTGGATTCGCAAAAATCGTAGTCGTCCATCCGGGTCAACATGGCGAGGCGGCTGTCCTCGTCGTTGCACCAGCGGTAGACGTAATTTTGTGTGTCGAGCTGATCGGGGCTGAACACGTCGAGCTTCATCTGAACCATGGTGTTGAGCGTGCCGCGACGGCGGCGGCGGCGCTCGCGTTGCACGCCCTCCGCGCGGTGGGTCCGCACCCGCTCCGATCCTGCGTCTGTCTCCACGCCCGTCATCCTTTGTTTTCCCAATAGGTCGTCGCCAGAGCCGCTTCCGCGTCCGCCTGCGTTCGACCCCGACCCACCATCTTCTTGACGAAACTGGAGAGCTGAGCCCGATCGGCGGCCGGAACATCGTTCCAGCCCTTGGGCCTGTCGCGTCCCCCCGCGCCGCCTCGCTGGCCCTCCGCGATGTTGGGAGGCTCACGACGCGGTGGGTCATGCCTGAGAGGCCGATCCGCGGGCTCTTGCGGCTCTCCTCGCTCCCCGGCGTGGGCCGAGGACTGGGCCGAGGATTGGGCGAGGCCGTAGAGCTCCGGAAACCGCGACCGCATCAAGGTCTCGACCCCTTCCAACTGTTCAGAGGTCGACTTGCCGAGCTTATGAAGCCGCGCGCTTTCGGCTTGAGCTAAGGCGGTCGCCACTTCGTCAGTCTGGAACCAAGGGTTTCGAGCTCTCCAGGCGGCCACTTCCGGAAGGGGACCCGACGCCGAAGCGAGTTTCTGCGCAGCCCTCGCGGCGGCTTCGGGATCCGCCTTAACGGCGGCCTCTCTGACCTCCCGCTGCGCCTCTTCCCGGTCTCTCGCTCTCTGCTCCTCCTGCGCGCGCTCGGCGGCGGCGGAAAGACCTCTGAAGCGGGATTCCAGTTCCTGGCGCTTGCGCGGTTGGTCGGCGAGGAAGTCGGCGGCGTCTGTCCACTTGGACGGATCGCGCTTCCATTCTTCCTTCGGCACCCATCCCATGAGCCTCGCCACGGATCGGGCCGATTCCGCGTCCACCGCCTCGGGCAGGATCCGTCCGGAACGGCTTGAGGGTTGGCGAGTATTGTCAGTCCCGTCAAGCTCGCCGGCCTCGCCCGCGGCCGATGAGACGGGGTCTGCGACCTTTTTTCCCGTTTCCTGCAGCGGGGTCTCGCCGGCGGCTTTGACGAGCGCCTCCTGTCGCTGACGATAATGCGCGGGTCTAGGCATGGGTGTCCTCATCGGCGGTCAACTCGCCGTGGTCTCGGGAGGCGCCGGATGCGCCAACATCAACCTCGATCACTCCGATCACGTCCTTGTCCTTGATGAAGCGGTAGGTTCTGCCGTCGCGGCCGGTAAACTCGTTTCCGCCGTAGCGGGCGAACCAGACGAGGTCGCCCACGCATGGCGCCTGGTCCTTGGACAGGTTGTCGTAATTGAAGGCCAAGGGCGAGACCCGGATGATCCGGCCGAGCTGCGCGGACATCTGCAGCGTCTCCTTGGTCTCGTCGGACAGAAGAACGCCCTTCTCCGTCTGCTCACGGATGCGAGCCACAGCCACGATGATATTGTATTCCGAAGGTTTCAAGCCGGGTCGGCATTCCTCGAGCGTCGGCACGTCTTCAGGATACACTGCGCCGATCGAGCCGAGGCTCGGCACGCCGTAAGCGCCTTCTTCACCTTTGCCTTGCTCCTTTCGGCGGGCTTCCATGCGCCGGCTGAACTCGGCCTCAAGTTTCGCAGAGAGCGCCATCGTAGTCCTCGTATGTGCAGTGAAGGAGGGTCAGGTAGGCTTTTGCGGAAGCGCGCGAGGCGGCCAGCTTGATCGGATCCATCTCGCCCGTCGCCCACAAGGCGGTCATCGCCAAGTCGCGCTCCTGATCGGCCGTCGCCGCCCACGCCGTGGCGACCCAGCGCGTGACGGCGCTCTCGCACCACGCTTCGAACTCTTCCCGGGTGGGGGCGGCGTAGCGCTGATGATCGCCATAGGGCTTAGGCCGGGGCGAGGGCGGGGGCGGAAGGCTGGCCTGCGCCTGCGTCTCCTCCCGCTGCGCCCGGCGCCGTTCCCGAAGGTCCATTGTTGTCCTCGCTGGTGTCTGGCGCAGGGGAAATGAGGCCGGTGGTCATGATGCGGTCGGCCTCCTGCTGAATCTTGTGGCCCTCCTGCGCGGCGAGGGCGAGCTCGCGCAGGCTCTTGGAGCGGTCGAGGTTGGCCTCGCTCATCAGCTTCTGGGCTTTTTGCTGACCGAGGAGGGCGCCCGCGGTCTTGAGCTTGGCGGCGGCTTGCATGTCCGCCACCTTGGCCATCATCTCGGGGTTCGGCGGGGCCATGGCGAGGAATCGCTCGGGACGGTCGATGTCCATTGCCTCCAAGGCTTCCTTGACGAGCTCGCGGGCGGGTCCGGGCTGCAGCATGCCGGCGGCCTGGCCCACGGGGCTCTCCGCCAGAGCGGTCAGCGCCTGCACCCGCGCCACCTTCATCAGGCGGGAGACGCATTCAGGATCGGCGACGAGCTGGACGTCGGTGAAATCGCCGTCGAAGTCCTGATCGAAGTCTCCGCCGGTGAGGTCGGCGTATTTGGCTTTGTCCTGATTGCGGCCCCAACGCTTGAGGCACTCGGCGATCATCCGCACCTCTTCGTCAAAACCGCGGTAGACCCGGGCGAAGACGGCGGTGAACCCCTGCAAAGCCTGCTGCTGAATGGCCAGCGTCGTCCCCACCGGAGCGTTCTGCGGACCCTCGCCGGTCAGGACGTCCTTGACGCTCGCCAGATCCTTGGCGGCGGCCAAGAGCAGCTCCAGAAGCTGGAATGTGGCGGGACCAAGCGACGGCGTGGTCTTCTCGAAGATGGCGGCGCGAATGTCCTGACCGGGAACGGCCACGGTCTGATACTGCCCCGGCCGGAAGTAGAGCTCCCCGCCTTGGCCGGAGGATCCAAGACGCACCCCCGAACCGACGAATCCGCCCCCCGCGATGGCGGCCGAATTGGCGTCCATCTGCTGGTTGATGGCGGTGTCCACCGCGTCGCAGATCGAGCGCAGAAGCCGGCCGAAGCCCATGCCGTAGAAATTGCCGCGGGGATCGGGCAAGAACTTGTAGTCGGCATAGAGCCGCCAGCGCTCGAAACGCAGCACGCGGGGGGTTTTGGCGTCCATGTCAATGCGGACGTCGTCCAGGGTGTAGGCCGCTTCGATGCACAGCACCTGGCGGGTTTCGATGTCCACGGTGACGATGTAGGGCTCGGCCGTTCCGTCCTTGTCGAGGTCCTCCATACGCACCTGCTCAAGCAGCAGCCTCGGAGCCTCTTGATCGGAGCCGATGGGGTTCAGATCAATGTCGCTCCATCGGCCCGCGTTCATCATCTCGCGGATCTCGTAAGGGTATTTCTCATAGGCATGAGACGTGCGGGGCACGCGGCTGAGGCTCTTGGTGCGCTTGTGGTCGACGCATAGGTCGAGCGCGGAGACAAAATCCGACTGCACCCCGGATGCGCCCATGTAGACCTTCTTGAACCCCTGACCCACCACCGGCATTTGCGCAAAGAGCAGATCCGTCTCGCCCCGCCAGTTGTCCATTTCGTAGAAGATGACGTGATTGAGGTAGAGGCACAGCCGGCGGGCGCGGGCTTCACGCCTCTCATCTTCCCCCATCTCGTCTGGCCCCATCTCGTCTGGGCTGGGGGCCAAGCCATTGGGGGCCGCTGCACGCCCCGGCGCGGGAACGCTCGCGTCGATTTTGATCGACTCCGGGGGAGCGCTCGGCGCTGCGGTTGCGGGCGCAGGCGAGGGGGCTGGCTCTGTCGCGGAAGCGGGTGGAGCGGGTTCTGCTGCGGGTCCTGCCGCGGGGGCGGGTGGGGCTTGCGGCTCGGCTGCGGCGGGCTGTGTGTCGGGAATCTTGTCGAACGTACGCGGTTTGACGAGCTGATCGCCCTTGACGAGCTCGGGATACGCCCGCGCGTTCCAGTCGAGCGTGGCTTTGGACAGGATGGGGTAGCGGATGTTCGAGGCGTTGGCCCACGGCGTATTTTTGCCGGTGTCGCCGGTCTCAAAATCATCCTCCTGAGCCGCTTCGTCCAAAGCGTCCTCGGCCATGTCGCACCAAGCCGCGCGCGTGCTCTCATCGTCCTCCCACTGGCGGATCGCGTCCGATCCGATCTGTCCGACCACGCCCGACGGGAGAAGCCTGACGAGATTGCCGGGATGGGCGGCGAACTGCGCCAGCTTGTGCAGGCTGAAGGGATAGCCGCCGATCATGCGGCCCGGGTCTTCAAGATTGTGCTGGCGAAGCGTGGCCTCGACGGCGTCTTGGTCGCTGTCTTCGTAAAGGTCGGGATTGGCCTGAGCCCGCCGGCTCTGGTTGGTCGTATCGATCTTGGCGCGAGGCGTGGGGAGCGGCTTGATCTGACGCACGGAGTCGCCCCTTGCGCCGGTCCGCCTCGCCATTCGCCGCCCCCTCAAGGCCATCAGTTGAGGCCTAACCCAGCATACCGGAAATTAACCGTGCGCAAACAGAGTTGAGGCTTATCCCTTTTGTCGCAGGTTTTGTCATGGGATCGACGCTTCTGGCCATGCTGGTGGTGATCTGGCTTCAGCTTTTCTCACCTTTCGCCGGCCATTTCCTCAAACCCGCCCACTCTCCGATTTTTGTGCGCTCCCCGGCTTGGCGGGACGGGATCCGTTTGGCGCGGCTCTAATCGTGAAGGCGCGCGTTATGCTCTAAGCGTTCCTCTGTGAACCTTGACAGGAGCCGACCCGATGCCCTCCGACACCTCGCCTTCTCAAAAGACCAAGCCGCGCCAGCCGCTTCCCGATCCCCGCGCGCCCATCTTCTCCACCCGCCGGGACGGCCAGCCCCACGCCGGGCCTGAGTACGACGCGGCGACCGCGCACGTGACCCAAGAGCAGATGGAGGCGGTCCCGGGCTACAAGACCGGCAACCTCGCCGCCATAGACGCGGCCAAGACGGCGGCGGAGAACTATCTGGCTCAGACTTCAGGCCATGTTCCGGCCGGCCATCTGCAGTCCTCCACCGTCATGACCCACACCAATCCGGCCACCGAGGGCGACATCAAATCCGGAGAGCAGCGGGTGCTCGAGGATCAGGAGACCCGGCCCAATCCCGGCCTTGGCGCCATGCCCGGAACGCTGCACGAAAATGAAGACACGAAGGCGGCCTAAGCGTTCCGCTTCACGCCTTTTGACGATCGTCTCAGGGGTGGTTTCCGCAAGGAGGCCGCCCCTTCCTTTTGCGCCTTGTCGGCCAGCCGCTGCAGACGCGCCGCGTCCTCCTCAAGGAGTTCAACGCTGTCCTTGGCGGTCACGCCTCAGCCTCTAAGTCCGGGGCGGCCAGCACCACCGCGGACCGCGCTCGTATTGCTCGCCGTAGCGAACCCCCAGGGCGAGGCGGGGACCTTTGGTCGGGTCGAACACCGTCAGCGCGCAGGAGCGATGCGGGCCGTCGTCGGTTTCGCTGACGATGGCGGCCATGGGCTCCTTCTGACCGGCGGATCCCCAAAAGTGGACGATGCAGCCGACTGCCTCGTGCTGCACGTTTGCGACGGGCGTCTGGCCGGCCAGGAAGTCAGGTTCGGGCGTCAGGTCTTCAAGTGCTTTCACCGTCATCCAGATCCTCAATAGCCGGTCCTCCGCTTCCCGCGTTTTTGCGGCGGCGGCTGGTTCTGCGCCACCATACCTGCGGCGAAAGGAACCGCAAAGGTCAGCGCCAGAGCGTCGCCCAGGTCTGGCGAGGCCCCGAGGCGGGCTTTGATCTTGTCCTTCTCCTCCATGATCAGCTCATTATTGGAGTTGTGGCGGCATCCGCCGTTCTTGGTGTCCCACTGCGGGGCGCAGACGTCGCCCTGGATGCGATCGTCGTCGGGAATCTGCACGGGACGGTCGCCGTTGAACCACTGGCGCATCAGGTCCCACATTTCGGCGCGGCGATTGAAGTAGAGATCATCGCCTGTAGGACCGGTCCCGATGGGGTTTCCCCCGAAATTCACGGCGTTAAGACAATAGCCGTAGCCCATATCCGTCAGAACGTCGTAGACCCCGGCCCCGACCCCGCCCATGTCGATATTGACCGCGTCGGGATGGATCATGTCGATCTTGCGGGCGACCATCTGCGCCACCACCGTCACAGAGCCAGGCGGATCCCACGCCTCGCAGATGCGTTCCCCGGCTCTGCGCCCACAGCGGTCGACAATGCCGATCTTGTCGCCCGAGCGCGCCGGATCGACGCCGATGATCACAGGGCCAATGCCGGGAATGGGCTCTTCGGGACGCCTGGCCGCCAGGACGTGCATGGGCGGGATGAAGCTGTCGCCCGTGCTTTGGAACGCCTCGTCAAAGGTGGCGGGATACTCCTGGCGAAACTTCCAGCACGGCTTGTCGATGGAGGCCGAAATCGAGTTGGCTTTCTCCCGGTTTTTCTCGAACGCCCAATAAAGCTGCTCCCACGTCAGGCCGTGGACCACGCCGTATTGCATCCACTCAGGGGGCGGATCCCACCCTTCCGGACAGGGGGTCTGGTATTCCGCTTCCCAGAACCACGGGATGAAAACGGCGATATACTGGCTCATCTCGCGGATCGCCGCCTGAGCCATGCGGTAGAAGAGATTGCCCACGCCCTTGCCGGTGGATTCGAGGATCATCTCTGTGCCCTCGACGTCGCCCACCGCATCGAAAGAGGCGTCGACATGGGTCTCGGCGTTGGGCCAGAGGCCGACCTCCGAGCCATGGAACATCTGGAAAGTGGCCGAGCGTCCCGTCTCCTTGGTCCCGGCGGTGGCGACCATGTAGCCGCATTGATTGTCGGCGAAGAGGAGCTCCTTGGCGTTGCCGCGCTCCAGGGGCGGCTGGCCCAAGGCGGGGGGATGCAGGCTGTGGAAGCGCTGCGCCATGGCGAACAGGTTCTCCGTCGCTTGCGCCTCGTGGGTCAGAATGTAAGCCCGCAGAGCGTACTTGGAGCGCCAGAGGCGGTGATAGTAGCGGGCTTGGATCATTGTCGAGATCCCGACCTGACGGGCTTTGACGACGATGGCGCGCACGCGCCCAGTGAGCGCTTTTTGGGCCTCGAGCTTTTCGTGCAGGCGAAGCTGCGACGCGTTCAAAACAAACGGAACCACCTCGCCGGTCTTGGTGCGGATGCGCAGGCACCGGCGGCAGAAGTAGGGGAAATCGCTGCGCAGCTTTTGCAGCTCCTCGACCTCGGCGAGCTGCAGGCCCGGAAGGACGCTCGGGTTCTGACCGGCCAAGGCCTGGGTTTGGGGCTGGGCGTGGGACGGCATGGGAGCGGATGGGCTGGGCTGGGCGCTAATGGGGTTTAGGGGAGTCGCGATAAGCCGGCGACAGGTCCAGCGACATTGAAAAGGACAGGCTTAGCCGGGAAAGGTGCTCTTCGAGCTCCTTTTGCGCGCACTCTCGACAGTGAGCCCCCCGCAGGATCGTGCCGACCACCATAGTTCCGAGCGCCAGGAGGACGGCGGTCCCATTGAGTTCTTCCTGAGGCATATCCATCAGGGCGTTGTGCAAGACCCCGTAAATCATCCGCGCCTCAATGACCGTTTCTGGATCGGCCTCCCCGTCTGCATCGTCTTCCATGGGATAAAGGATGGCGGTCATTGGGACTCCAGCAGAGCCATCAAGCGGCGGATCAGGGTGTCGATCTGCTCATAGCCGCGGGCGGGCAGGTTGTGCGCGTGCAGCCATAGCTTCAGCATGGCCAGATCCTCCCCGGAAAGCTCTGGCAGGGCGTCTTCCTTGCGAAACGGCACAAGGCGGGCGGCGGGATCTGTCCGGATGGCGGCCTTGGTCACTTTGAGCGTGCCGAAGTGGGCCCACGAGCCGTCGCCGCGCTGCGCCCCGTAGAACAGCACCTTTCCGCCGCTCATTCGCGCAACGCCTTCGGGCCGATCCTGAGGTTGTCGCTGACAAGCGGTTTAGCCTGGCGGGCGGTGTAGACTGTCACGTCCGCTGTCATCTGCTCCTCGCGCTCCAACGTCGAGCCTGGAGCATGAGCCGACATAAGCGCCCATCCCGCCACTTTGAGCTCTCCTGATGGCTGAGACATTGCGGCAGCCCACACCAGCGCCTGAAGTTCATTCACCTGACGGGCGAGGTTCCAGATGGTCAGATCCTTGTGATCGGGAACGCCTGCGTCGAGTTCAGCCTTGGCTTGTCTGACCGTCTGGGCGATCAGGGCCTCAAGGTCATTTGCTTTCATCCCCTGCCACATCCCCCGGGGCGACATCCCTGAGCACCTTGCGCAGGTGCTGGAGCCATTCGGCGTCAGCCCGTCGCAGGCCTTCGATAATCCCTAATTGAAACTGTTCGTTAAGCTCTGCGGCATAGCGCGCGCGGCGGGCCTCGGCGCTTGCCATGGGTAAGCGCTCCACTCTGGCCGTATAATCCTGACGCGAGACCTCCCGGCCATCGGGCAGGAGATAGTCGTCAGAGCTTTTCGGACCCATCTGCCCGCTCATCTTGGCAAGCTCAACGCCAATTTCCTCCCACGTCAAAGCAACAGCTCCTTCGCCGCGTCGGCCTGCAGCCGCAGCATGATCTCGCGCATCATGGCGGTCTCCCGCTGCGCCTGCGCCAGGGTCATGCGCCTGTTGGCGACACGGGTGGGATAGACGCGGATCCGTAGCTTGACCTCGCGCTCGGCGCATTGGGCGAGCTCGGCGCAGGTGTAGGCGCTCATGCGGCGAAGACTTCGGTTCTATCCCGCAAAGCCGCGATGATGGACGCTTCGGCGTCTGTCAG